TAAGAGACAGACCTTGGGGTCGAGAATCACGGCGTCGGTGCCCCCCTGCAGCCGGAAATACGGCAGCTGGAACAGCTGGCCATGCGGCAGCGCATTCCCGTTTCCGTCCAACTGGTTCACCAGCGGCTGCACGTCGACAAAGCCGACCGGCGACACCCCGCCGTTGTTCGTCACCGCGGTCACGCGCACTAGCGTGCAGGTGTTCAGTCGGTTCAGCATCTGCGTCACCAGGAAGGTTAGCGCCCCATAGTTCTGCTGGCCGTCGGCCGCAGCAGCTTGGCCGGCGTGCCCAAATTGAGAATCAGCCATTGATCGGTCTCTGGCAAAGGATTTTTGACACCCAAGCCCCCCCAGGGACTTCCGCTTCTAGCTGGTGAACAATGCTCACAACGATCCACTCGCCGTGGGCAGCTTCAACCACAGAAATCACCTGCACCAGGTTTCCTAAGCCGAGCTGCGGCGTGTACAAAACGGAAAATTCCACCCCACCGCCTGTGAAGGTCGGATAGCCCAACAGGTTCCTGCCAGCCTCAATCAAAATCGGCTCTGCGGCCCGGGTGCCGGAAAGCGGCCAAATTGCCAGAATTCCACGATCGATCGCATAGTTGAACCGGGCGGAACGGGCGCACGCCTTCAATTGCTCCAATGCGGTACCAGGGAAGTACGGATTCGATAGGGCAACATCGACCCCATTGTTTTGAAACGCCAGATTCATGGCTTTGGCCAGGTCTTGCGCTACGGCAGAGGCTTGAACCGCGCCGCGGTAGCTGCGCGCGTTGGTCGGACGCACCGCTTCAAACGCAGCGGCCAACGCCACCACGTTAAAAACCACTTCCGGCGCTTGGTTGTAGTCGGCCCACGCCTGGGCAATCGTGCCCTCATAAACCACCGTCAGCGCGCCTGCACCCGCATCACCAGCGGCCACCAGAATTCGGTTGTTACGCCTTTCGGTCAGGATGGGGCCAATCACCGTCAGCTTGTTGATCATGTCCTGCGGCAGGCCGAAGATGCGAAGCTGCAGCTGCGCCTGGGCATCGCCGTTGTATGCGACCACAGCGACTTGTACGCGGTAGCCGGATAGCGTCTCGCTCGGCCCCGCGGTGCTGCCAAACTCACCTTCGGCCAGGCTGATCGTTACGTCGATGCGTCGTTTGACAAAGCTCATAGATCAGCCTCTTCCCGGTACATAAGCTGAAACCGGCCGCCGAAGCCTGTATAGTCCGGGTCGTCCCTCCCTTGAGTGTCAATGAAGGCCAAGTCCCCAATGAACCCGCTGTAGCTCTCACGAATCAGCCAAACTCGGTCGTGGCAGAGCACCGCCATCGCGACAGGCGCGTGGTTCACCAGCAGGTCGAGGAAAACCCCCGTGGACTTCTGGTAAACGCTGACCTGGCAATTCTGCCCACCCAGCACAACGCTACAGGCCTGAGATGGAACCGCGCGCAATGGGATCTGCCTCATTGAATATCTCCATCAAGCGGCACAGCATCGATGGCGGTCGGCTCTGGTACTGGAATCGCTTGTACTTGGCCGTTGCTGCGTTCTGGGGCGCCATCCGGCTCAGCAGTCTGGGCGACCGCTGCCCTGGGGATCTCCCGAACTTGCTCTACGTAGAGGCTCACGAGCAACTGGCTTGGCCCCGTCCGTGAGCTACGTTCATAGGAATACCCCACGACGTTCGCCGTCTGATACACGATCTCAGGCGTCACGACAGAAAAGAGGCTCAGGCTGCTTTTGAGCGCTGCGAGTTGGGCGAGAAACGCTCCACGGGAATTCATATCCCCACTGTGTGCAAATCTCAGCTCTGCGTCATACGGCGTGTCGACCTTGTTGAACGACGAAAAGGTGCCTTGTTCCACCGGGAAACTGGAAATTCGCGAGCCATCTCGAAATCGAATGCCAAGGAAGGTATCGAACTCGATCACGCGCTGGCCATCCTGGTTGTACAGCCCCCACCGTGGAATTCCAAATAAGAACGCAGCAAGGGCCCCCAACCCCAGATTGGCCAGTTCGGATAGAGATGGGAGAGTCAACCCGCGCAGCACGGCAGGCACGCCCGGAACCTGCGGCACATTCGGAAATTCAATCAGCGGCATCAGAACATCCCTGTGTTCGACTGGTTTACCAAGCTCTGGCTACTCCCCAGATCGCCCAAGTCCCTGGCGATACCCTTACCGTCGGTCGCCTGCGTGTTGATGGTCACTGGCCCGTGGATGTTGACCTCGTGGTTGTTCTCGGTGTTAAGCGGCATAGGCTTCGCCCCGGACTGCGCTGCCAGCGGCGATGCCTGGGCTGACGCGGCCGTGGCAGAACCCGCGGAAGCCTCGATGCTCGCGATGTGCGCCGCACCATACAACGCGGCTGCTGCAGCGCCGCGCTTCTCCGCTTCGCCGTCGCGGTCCTTGGGCCGCTCGTAGTACCGCGAAACCGCATCGCCAGCCTGCTGGGGAGTTTTGGCCGCTTGCAGCTTCTCCATGGCCGTGCGCTCCGTGTTGCGCAGCTCCCAGTCCACGAACGCCAACTGCTGGGCCAGCGTCGCGTCCTTCAGGTCAATGCCGAAGGCTTTCTTGAAGTCAGCCTGACGCACCGGGTGCCATTGACCAACCCCTACGGCCTGCCCGTTATCACCCACCGCCTTCGGGTTCAGGTTGCTTTCCGCCATCAGGTTCGCCACGATTCCGGACGCCTGCTCGCGCGAGTAACCCTTTCCTTCGAAGAACTTGATTGCGTCCATAGCGCCCTTGTTGCCGCTCTGGTAGGCCGGATTGTTCAAGGCGTTCACCTGCACGTTCTCGCCCTGGTTCAGCGACTTGCTGTAGGTGGCAAGCGCCACGCCGCCGGCCACGGTGGCGATTGTGCCCAGGGCGGCGACGCCAGCAGCACCAGACGCCCCACCGATAAGCCCAAGCGAGGCGCCAATGGACGCCAATGCAGTCGCCAATGACGCCATAGGCGCCACGATAGACAGGATTTTCAGTGCCGCCAGGCCGATCAGGACATTCTTCCAGCCGCCCACAGCCTGGGCCCCTTGGTCTGCCTTCTCGACTAGCTTGCCCACGCCGTCAATCATGCGGTCGATCCACTGCACGATTTGCTGGCGGTTCTGCAGGAAGTAGTCCCCCACTTTCTGGGCCGCCTTCAGCAACTTTTCGAAGGTTGGGATCAACGCGATCAACACCTTCGTGCCGACCGATTCGAAGGTATCGCGCAAGTCCAGGTAGATGTTGCGCAGCCGCTGGGCGTCCTGTGCATCCTTCGCCGTGATCGAGGATCGCTTTTCCTGCGCCACCACCAACTGCTGAATGGCAGCAGGCCCCTGCTTGATCAGATCGAACTGATCGTCCGAGATTCCCATCATCTGGGCCGCCAGCGCAGCGCGGGCCCGGTCGGTCTTGTAGATCTCCGAAACAATGCGCGAGCGCGCCAACAGGTAGCTATTGCCGTCCTTCAGGTCCTCGACCTTGCCGCCGAACTGGAAGAACGCCGGCAACGTCTCGGCCGACATACCGCGGCGGAACTTCGCCACCTCGCTGGCCGACTGGCGCAACTGGGCGGTGATGCCTTCCGCCGACCCGCCCGCGCGCTCGGCGGCCCGCTGCCAGGCCTGAAGGCGCTCGGTGCTCATGTCCAGGTTCTTGGACATCTGCCCCAGGCCAGCCGCGCCGCTGATGGTGTTCGCGGTGAAGTTTTTCAGGCCCACGCCGGCAGTGAACACCGCCAGCAGCGCCAGGGCCTCGTTGCGCATGCGGCTGAAGAACATGGCGGCCTGTTTGCCATTGGCCTCCATCGTCCGCGCAGCCCGGCCAGACTCATCCGTCGTATGTTTCAGCGAACGGTCGACCTCGGCCACGCCCTGCTTGAATCCTTTGGCGTTCAGCTTCAGCTCGACGAAGAGCGCATCCAGAACGGTGGCCATTGCTACTTCCTCACTTCGGATAGCACACGCCTGTTGTGCGCGTCTACCGCGATCACCTCAAGCAGGTTGTAGAGATCCTCGGCCCCGTACACGGTCTGCAGGTCGTGCAGCATGTGCGGGTGCCGAGAGATAACCGCGGCGACGTTGGGCGGCACGTTGGCGTAGCTGATCAGCCGGTGGTTGCCGCCGTGCCAGGACTGGACGCCGTAGTCGATTGGCCGGCGGCTGGCGAAAAATCCAGGTGAAGCGCCACAATCTCGCGGCGCAGGAGCAACCGCGTGGCCACTTCCTCGATGTCTTCGTCATCCAGCCGCCGAGAGCCGGCCCGGCCCATATCCAGCTGCACGCATTCCATCATCTTGTCGAAAAGCGGCTTAGCCTGTTCGAACTTCAGGCTGTTCAGCGCTTTCAGGCCGACGGATGCCAAGCCGGCCAGGCCAGCCTGGGCGATGTTGTCCGGGATCTGGACTCCAGCATTCATGAGCGCGAACAGCGCGCGGCCCGCCCAGTCCTCGGCCTCGGCGGCCGACAGCTCAGTGATCAGGAACGCCTTGCCCTTGTCTCGCCCGGCTGCGGTGATGGTGATGGTCTTTTGCTTACGGGCCATATCACACCACCGCCGGGCTGACGTCTTGCCAGGTGATCTGGAACGTCATGGGCTGGAGGATCGCTCGGGCCGTGGGCACCGGTGGCGCCTGGGTCAGCACGCCGCGCTGCAGAGTATATTTGCGCTCGAGCGAAGGAATCGCGAGGGTGCCATTGGCGAAGAACACCTCGCGCGACGTTTTCATCGCGGCTATCCACACCTCGAAAATCACCTTCGACGGCGAATCAGCCTGGATCGTAATGGTCTGGATGACCGGCTGCGGGGTATAGCCTGCAGACATCCGGCCATCCACACCCATTACGGCCTGGGCAAGCTGCACCGCGTCGAACGCGAAGGCGTCGTCGGTCGCATAGCCCTCGATCTTGCGCGGCACCGCGAAAACGGTGCCCACGCCCAGCATGAGGACGGAATTGGCACTGGTCAAAGTCGTCATGATGTGTTGCCCTTACAGGACGGCCAGCGAGGCCAGGGTGATCTGTTGGACGGAACCGCCGTCCATGTACCAGAACGTCATCGGCGGCGTGCCGCGCGCTTCACGCACCTGGGGGCTGGCATCCTTGATCTGCAAGTACCAGCCGCGGGTCTGGAGCGTTTCATCGATTTCCACGCCGGCCTGGTTGTTCACCTGGGCCTTCTGCTGCGCAGACAGCGTCACGCCAGCGCGGATGGAGCCGAAGTTCACGCCCGCGTTGATCGGGTCCAGGCAGGCCGCGTCGATCAGCGTGTAGCCGTCCAGGTTGTAGGGGATCGAGTTCATCTGCGTGAGCAGCGTCATCAGCGCCTGTTGCAGCGCGGCGTTCTGCCAGATCTGGTTCACATAGGTGTCGATCCACTTCCAGTTGCCGCTGATCTGCCCGGGGTAGAAGAAGCGGAAGCGGTCATTGCTGGTCGCGTAGTCGCCATAGAAGTTGTAGCCGTTGTCGATCAGCGTCTGCGCGGTCGTGGCGTCCGTCACCGAGAACGCCAGGCCCGACTGGCTCTTGAAGGCCAGGGTGATCCGGCCATTGGTGCGAGCGAAGTCGATCGCGGCCACCGCGCCCAGGACGAACGCGGCATGCTGGATGTCCTTGAAGACCGGAACCGAGCCGGAATACTCGTTCGCCGCCAAGCGCGCGGCCCAGCTCGTGGTGCTGCCCTGCTGCGTGGCTGCGACGTCGGTATCCCAGCCCACGTAGACGTAGCGGTTGCCCTGGCTGTTCGTCCACGCCGAGAAGGCGACCTTGCCGTCCGTATCGGGCTCGAACGTGGTCATGAACGACGCCCAGTTCTGGGTGAGGTCCGTGATCGCGCCCATGTTTACCGCCTGCACGCCGGCCGCCGCGCCCTGCGACAGCACCGCTCCAGTGGCCTGCGTCAGCTTAATACCGGCCGCGATCGTGCCACTGCCATAGCTGACGGTGCTCGCCGCGCCATCGGTGGCCGAGGTGATCACGAATGCCGAACGCTGGGCGTCATAGGTGCAGGAAGCACCGAACGACGTGAACGCGGCCTGGATGATCGAGGCAGCATTCGAGAAGCTGGTGGCGGCCGACAGGGTGATGGTGCTGGACGTCTTGGCCGTTCCGTCAACCGTCACGGTCAGCACGCCGGTCAGGGCCTGCAGCTGCGCCAGCGTGGTCGAGGCCATCGAGCCGCCGCGCACGTATGCAGCGACCGCCTCGCCCGGGTACTGGGCGAAAAGCAGGTTGCCGGGCTTGCGGGTCGAGTTGTCGAAGCCGTTGAAGTAGATGCCGGCCAGGGTTGCCTCGGTCGACGTCGGACCGAAAAAACGCTGCACATCGCGCGCGGTGGCGAAGCTTTGGACGGTGCCGACTGGCACGGCCGTATCGTGGGTCAGGATCAGGCCGTTCAGGTCGAGCGCCGATCCGCCGGCGCCGATCACGCCAGGGACGACCTGGACGATTTCACTGGCGGGAATGGACATAGCTTTAAGCTCCCGGAGGGTAGGTAGT